CAGCTTCTTGGGTAGCACGTACTATCGCCTCGCAGTATGCACGTAAAGTAAGCACAGAGTTAAGTGGCGCACTAAAGGCTGACTATTCTGACCTTATGTCTCACTACTCTGCCTTAGCTGAGAACTTATCCTACGAAGGTAAGAAGTCAGGTTCTGTAATTGGTGTTATAGCTGGCGGCATTAAGATATCTACCGTTGAATCAGTACGAGAGAATACCGATAGGATGCCTAACTCATTCCGTCGGGACCGTTTCAAGAACCCACCAAGTTACAGCAAACCAGAGTTTGAATAAGGGAGAGTAGCTTATGTCTTTTAGGTCATCTGATCTGCTTCACCTAGTAAAAGACTTTGGGGAATCACTGATACTTCGTCAGGTTACTACGTCAGGTACTTACTCTCCAGCCACAGGTTCGGTCACTGGGTCTTCTACTACAGACTACAGTTTTATAGGCTATATGTACGACTATGACATAATGAACCCTACTGAGGTCATCCGAGGCACACGTAAGTGCGTTGTACCAGCACTAGGATTAAGCGTAGAGCCTCAACCAGACGATCTCATGCTAGGTAGCAACGATATGGTTAAGGTGTCTAGGGTTGTCTCTATATTCTCTGACGGAAGCCCTGTATGCTACCTGTGTGATGTAGAGGAGTAACAACCTATGAAGAGTAGCTTTAGTGTTAACGCTTCGTTCCACAAGAAGATCAAGTCCCTAGAGGAGAAAGCCCTAGTTGGAGCTAAAGAACAGCTAACCGATATTGCTAGGTCTGCTGTAAACTTCTCTCCAGTTGATACAGGTGCTTATGTGACCTCGTTCTCTTACACTGTAGGTGCTGGTCGTCCCAGAGGAAAGTCCTCCAAGAACAAACCTAAGTATCAAAACGCTCAGAGCAAGAGGGACGAAGGGTTTAGCAATCTTGCAGGGGACATATCTAAGGCTAAGAGCCTAGAAGATTTAGATCAGATTATCCTAAGGAATAACTCTCCTCACGCTGATGATGTAGAATACGGGGAAAAATGGCATAAAACCCAAGGATACTTCGTATTTTCTCAATTAAGGAATCTCTATGGCTAATGATATTTACAACAGTATACGTGCTGCCCTAGAGACGCACCTAGCATCAACAGTAGGCACTACCCCAATAGCATATGAGAATGTAGCCTTTAGTCCAACTACAGGCACTCTCTTTGTAAAGCCCACGTTCATCCCCACGTTAACACAACCAGCAGTTCGAGGCACTAACCCACAGCTTCTATACCAAGGCTTATTTAACGTCATGGTAAACGCTCCTGAGGGTAGTGGACCAGCACAAGCTGACACAACTTGCAACACAATAACTAATGCTTTCTCAGCAACTAGCGACATATCTCTTGTTGTAGGGGCAGAAACATACATCGTCAGAATACGCTACGCTGAACGTCAGCAAGGACGTATAGACACCCCTTGGTACTCAGTCCCAATCAACATCGGCTGGTACATCTATCATACCTAATCAACGGAGAATATAACATGGCTTTTGCACAAGGCTCACGCTCCAGTCTGTCGTTCATTACCGAATCAACTTTTGGTACAACGCCTGCTGGTAACTTTACTAACCTACCTTTCAGCACACAGTCGCTTAACTTGTCTAAGGACCGTCTTGCTGGTACAGACATTCAAGCTGACCGTATGGCACGAGTAGATCGTCACGGCAACCGTCAAACTGCTGGTGATATCGTAGCTGACTTACGTGATGCTGACTATGATGCACTACTTGAGGCTGCTATGCTAAGTACCTTCGATGGTGCCGCCCACACGCTAAAAGTTGGCGTTGCACCTAAGTTCTTCTCTATCGAAGACTATGCTGCTGACATCGACCAAGCTCGTTTGTTTACTGGCATGACTGTTTCCACTATGGCTATCTCTCTCGCCCCTAACCAGATGGTAACTACTACCTTTGGTATGGTAGGCAAGGACATGGTTGTTAGCGGTACTGAGAAGACCCAAGATGATGCAACAGGTGCTGCACCCTTTGACTCATACTCAGGTGATATCGGAATTGGTAACGTAGGTTCCCCATCCACAGTTGCAATCGTAACTAGCTTGGACTTCACACTAACCAACTCATACGCTCCAACCTTTGTTATCGGTGACGACAGCGCACCATCCCTAGAGTTTGGTCGTGCCGAAGTTGAAGGGACAATGACTGTATACTTTGAGGATGAAGCTTTAATCACTCGCTTCTTGAACGAGACTGAGACTGCAATTCAGGTATCTGTTAATGACCCTACAGGCGCTAATGCTTACACCTTTGATTTCCCACGAGTAAAGATCAATAGTGCAGACGTTGGTGTAGATGGACCAACAAGCCGTATGATTAGCCTTTCCTTTGTAGCTCTGTATGACTCTACTCTGGAAACAAACCTTATGATCACGCGCCCAGCGTAATCTAGTAATACCTTACGTAAGGTACAGTGGAGGCACTTGGGTCGGGCCTTGTGTCTCCACACTTAAACAACACTCCCGACAAACTTACGCTATGACGTAAAGGTCATAAACTTACGCTATGACGTAAAGACCATAATTAACCCCCTGACAATCAACAAAGGATATCCCGATGGACCTTAAAGACCTAACCCCGAACTTAGAAGATATTGTAGTCACACTTAAGCACCCCACTACAGACGAAGTGCTAAAGAACGAAGATGGCACTGATATGACTATCACGCTCCTATCTGGGTACTCTAAGAAGTACAAGAAGTTGCAGCACGAACAGATTAGTAAGCGTCTTACCAAAGCTCAGAACTCTAAGAACCAAGAGATTGACTACTCTGAGATTGAAGATGCCACTGTAGAGGTACTATCCAAGGCAACTAAGTCGTGGAACCTTACCTTTGGAGGCACTAACCCCAAGTTGACTGCTGCCAGAGCAATTAGTATGTACGAAGATGTGTTCTGGATACGTAATCAACTTGAGGAGGCTCTCTCAGAGAACCTTAGTTTTACCACGGCCTGATCCTTGAGTTAGTAAACTGGGCGGAATTTCAGTTTACCCTAAATAAGAGCGATCAAAACGGAACTACTGAACGAGAGCACTTAGAACAAGTGGAAAGGCAGACTGGACGTAAGATAGAAGCATTGGAACCCCCGAACCCTTTTCCAAAGTTACTCTCTCATGTTTGGTCTGCCTTTATTACGTTAAGCTCTCGCAGGACTTCTGGTTTCAATGGCCCAGACCCAATAACCTTTCAGCAGATACTGTCGTGGAAGGAACTTACAAATACCCCAACAGAGGCTTGGGAAATCGAGGCTATCATACAGTTAGACTCAGAATACTTAAGGGTGGCAAATGGCTGATATTAAGATACTCATAGATTCCTCTGACGCTGTAACCGCAGAGAAAAGGATAGACCAGCTAGGTAAATCTGGCGGGGTAGCTGGCAAGGGTTTGAGTAAGGCTTCAAGGGGCATGAACCAGTTTGGAGAGGTATCTGCTAAAGGCGGCAAGAAACTTAATACCTTCAATATGCAAATCCAACAAGGTGGCTACCAGCTACAGGATTTCGTGGTTCAGCTTCAAGGCGGCACCAGTGTATTTACAGCTTTTGGCCAACAAGGTTCTCAGTTCGCTGGTGTCTTTGGGCCTCAAGGTGCTGTTATCGGCGCTGTGATTGCCATTGGATCAGCTATAGGGGGAATAGGATATAAAGCCCTAACTGCCTCTACTCAAGTAAAGAGTTTTGAAGACCAGCTAAAGGACACTTCTTCTGTCATGGAAGATTACATATCCCTAGCATCTAAGGCTGACAACGTGTTTGGCAGTCTATTTGAGACAAGCAGGACGGCCCTTTCTCAGACATCTCAAGCCTCTAAAGACTTACTTCTTATCGCTAAGACAGAAGCCCTTGACTCTATTAGGGGTCTAGGCGGGTCTCTTGCTGACGCTTCAACCGAAGCTGGCTTTTGGGCAAAGGCTATGCTTAATACAGATAAGGTCATCACAGGCAACTTACTAAATATTGATACGGCCCTTCGTGGTAATATTACGGTGTGGAAAGATACTGGTAAACAAGTACAGTCTTTCATAGATGAAGTGCGTAATATAGGTGAAGCTGACAGCATAGACGCTATGTATCAATCTGCGCTTAAAGCTAGGGACACATTCCAAGACACTGTAGATGTAACTAAAGAGATGACAGAGAAGCAGTCTACTTTTTGGAAACAGTTGTCAACAACTATCTTAAACCTTGAGGTGATGGGTGCAACTGTAGACGCCCTTAACGGTAAGTGGTCTGATACAAAGGAAGCTATAGATGCTTCCATTGCTTCCATGAGGCTTTTCTATGATTACGCAGACAGAGACGCTGTCGCACAGGAAAAGCGGGCTTCTGCTGTAGAGAGGATAAAGAAGTCCTTAGCGGATGTCATATCCTCGGAGGCGCGAAGAGTTGAGTTAATCCAAGCGGGGGCTAACATAGACGAGGTCGTTGCCAGACATGCCAGAGAAGACTTCATCACCCAGCAACAATCCAACATGGTATTGGGGAATAACTTAATCATTGCCTTGAAGTCTTATGACGCTGCGGCCCTAGCTCTGAAAACGGAGAGTGAACGAACAGCGGCCCAAGCCCTAAGGGGCGCACTAGAAAAGTCATTGGCTGAGGCTAACGATAGGTATGCAAATGCCGCTGCAAGGGCAGCAAAGGCCCAGCGACAGGTAGAGAAGGAGTCCCAAGAGACTTTTGCTACACAACTTAATCTGCAAACTCAAGCGTTGGCACTTACAGTTATTGAGAACAAGTACACTAAAGACTCTGCTCAATACAAGACTGCTGCCAGATTACAAGAGGCAGAACGCCTACAGTTACTGGTAGACCAAAAGTTAATGACAGAAGCTACAGCGATATCTACCCTAGATTTATTCGTAAGGACAGCGGACGTAAACACAGAACTTGCTGCCAGCGCCAAACAGGGTCAGAGCCTTGCTGATGCACTTAAGGATGCAGCGTCAGCTATGGCTTCCCTACTTAACACAGGTAGCCTAGAGGCTAAACTAGCTGGATTGGTAGCTGAGACTAATGCTATTGTAAATGGGGCTAATTCCGCTGCTGCTAGTTATGTTGCCTCAGAAGGAGTTAAGGCTGCGCAGAAAAGAGATGCGGCCATTGCTGCTGGAGTAGACTCTGGGTTTGTTAACAAGGCTTACTCTGATAGAATGGGCCTAATCAACCAAGTTGGCGATGCTACTACAACTAGGGACACTACTAGGGACAACGCTAGGGTTAACTCTGGCGGAGGCGGTAGTTCTTCCTCTAGTGGTCCAGACCCAGTAGAGAAGCTACGTCAACAAATAGAGTTAAACAGTAAACTCGTAGGCCTATCTAAAGAAGAAGCTACTGTACTAACCCAAGTCCATGCTATCCAGAACTCACTTGGTGAAGACCGTGGTAAGTACTCTAGAGAGACTATAGTTGGTCTTATCCAGCAGAACGAAGCCTACAAAGAGCAACAACAAGTGATTGAAGAAGCTGCTGCTAAACAACAACAACTAGCTGACTTCATCGGTAACTCAATGGAAACTGCCATGATGGGCATTGTAGATGGCACCATGTCCGTTAAGGATGCCTTCAAGTCTATGGCTGCTGATATTATTAAGGAACTCTACAGGGTTCTTGTCGTACAGCAAATGGTCAATGCGGCTAAGGGGTTCTTTGGTTTCGCTGATGGTGGTGCCTTCTCAGGTGGATCACAAGTACAAGCCTACGCTAATG